CCGGTCATCACTCGCAACTTGACCGACCCGCCCCACTCGGGGACTTCGTGGTCGACCATCTTCTTATCGTCCGCCGCCAGAATCGCGCTCTTGGAGAGGGCCATAACTACCTCGGGGGTTCTAGTCTCCGGACAACCTGAACGTGGCGCTGCCGCTCACGAACTCTCCGACGCCGACGCCGAGACTCATCTGCGTCAGCACCGCCTTGCTTTCGATCTTGAACCCCTCTCCAAGTCCTCGATCGTCGGCAGGAAATATCAACCTAAGTTGCTTCTTGAGCCCAACGGCCGACGTTGTCTTCGCCGTCACCATCCTTGGCTCAAGAAAGAAATCAATGGACAGCGAAACGTCTCCTTCGCCATCGAAGGCGGAGTCGACGTCTCGCGTCACCAGCCGCTTGCCGGTGTTGTCTGGGTCGATCCTTGTCTTCGACGACATCGACGTCATGTCGATCTCGTTTCCGCCTCCCGACCCCGACTGCCATGAGACCGACGTCAGCAGGAACTCCGCAGTTCCCCAAGTGAACTTGGTTCCGTGTCCGCTGACGAGGTTCATGCGTGTTTCAGGACTGCGTGATCCGCATCGTCGCCGAGCCCTTGATCAGATCGCCGGAGGCGGCCTGGAGCGAGCATGACGTGCAGAGTGCAACAGTGGGTAGCGACGCGATCAGGGCCGAGTTGCTGCCGCTGCCGTCAAACGAGAAACTGAGGGCTCCGGTGGCAGTCATCTGCGGAAACTCCAGCCCGTAGAACTCGATCGAGAGTTCGTCGCCGTCGCGAAGCGGAGCCGGGCGATACGTCCTGAACTCGCCGTGCTTGGTCTGGAGCGTGGCGACGTCGATCTCGGAGACCTTCTTGTTGAAGGAGATCGAGGTGAGCAGGAACTCCTTGTTGGAGAACTTGAACGTCAGGCCCTGTGCGGATTCAAAAGCCATGTTTTACGCCCCTCCTTGGACGCTTTCGTGAAATCTGACTTCGTAAATCTGGTCGACTCGGTAGAGCGGCTTGGCCTGCCCCTCTAGCGGACGTTCCATGTTGTCCGCCTCGGAAACGAGGGCCGTATTTACGATTGTCACCCCGTCGGAAGCACCCGTAAAGTTGTCGACTCCGACACGAATATCGTCGGCGATCTGCTTGGCCTCCGAGTAGGTGGCCGAGACCACCGAGACCGAGAACGTCGCCACTGGCCTGCCCACGTTGCCCCGCATGTCCCGCTCGCGACGGGTTCCGTTTCGGCGATAGACGACCAGGGGCAGCGACGCATTCTGGGGGGCGAGAACCGGATGGATGCCGGCCGTCGTCGCCGCGTCGAGCCTGGAGCGAAGCCACTTCTCAGGAAAGGCCATTGGCGATGCTCCGCTCGATTACGCTGCCGATCTCGTCGGCACTCTCGTCGACCGTCTCTTCCAGGATGGTCTCCAGTTCATCCGCCCCGACCCAGCGTCGCTTCCTGGCGACCACGGAGCGGCCAGACGTGCGGGGCCTCGTCACGCTGTCGCTGCCGGCTGTTTCGACGCCGGTCTCGTATCCGACCGTGAAGCCGTCGTCTGTCTGCTCGAAGACCACCGAGTCAGGCAACTTGCGGTTGTAGCCGGGCGGAGTTCGCTCGCGGAGGATCGCCTCCAGGCGTCGGCCGGCGTCGCCGAATGCGGACTCGACGCCGATTGTGGACGGCAGCGACCTGACCTTCTCGATCACGTCATCCAGGCCGACGAGTTTGGCCGAAATCACGCGACTTGCTCCTTGCAGACGAGCCGGTGAGACTCGCGGTCGTTCTGCTCCGTCACTGACACGATGTCGAAAATCCGGGGCGGAGTGCGACTGACCCAAACGATCCGCATCGCGTTCGTGAGTTCCGGGACATACCGGAACTCCACCTCATGGGTGGCGACCGTGTAGGCTCCCTGAGCCCGCATCAGTTCGTCCGTCCGGAGACCGCGAACAGCGGCGCGACGGCGGGTCAGCGGCGACCACGTCAGCGTCGACTCGCCGTATGCGTTCGTCTGCTCGACCGGAGACTCGATCACGACCGACTCTCGCAAGTCTCCGGCCCGCAGCGTCATCGGTACTGCCCCCAGTTGATCGCGCCGAGGAGCAGTTCGACGGCCATCGGGACTGGGTTCATGCCTCCCTGGATGACCGCCTCTCGCTGGGCGAACCAGTGGGCCGCGAGCATCAAGATGCAGTGGCGGGCCGGCGGAGGAGTGCTGGTGCCTGACTCGCCGTAGCCGGCCCAGTAGGTGATCGTGATGTCGTTCTCTGCTCCTCTCGCCGAGGGCCACGACCCGTTCCACTCAGGGCGGATCACGCCCGGCGTGGAGTCGCGATCGACGCGAAACGCCGTGTACGACTCCACGGCATTCGGGCGAGCCGACGGAACGTAGGTCACGACGACGTCGCCTGGGGCGATCGGCGGCCTGGGGAGTTCGATGTCCCAGGAAGGGAAGAGGTCGAGTTTGAGTTGCCACTGCGAACGCACCAGCGTCCGGTCGGACACGGTCTCGACGTGATGTCTGGCTGCCGAGATCAGAGACTGGATGTACAGGTCGTCGTCCGTGAACGTCGAATCGATGCCCAGGTGTGCCTTGGCCTCAGCCAGGGACACCGGCTCCGTCACCGGCTCGACGATTCGGCGGATGGAGCGGTACTTGAGGTTCGCTCGGCTCACCAACTCGTAGTAGGTCAACGTCGCCTCGCTTGATGACGGCGAACCGCCCGCTCGGCCTGCTCAGGCAGCGGGCTGTCGGCCGCCTCGACCTCGATGTCTCGCCGCTCGACCTCGATGACGGGGTCGGCGATTCCGCTGGCAATCCAGTTCTTCCCTGTCGGCTCGAACACGTCGACGACGTCTCCGGCCTTGTGGAAGTTCCAGTCTTTCTTCAGTTGCACCTTCATGTCGCTGGCATCTCCGATCTCGACGCGTGTTCAGGCGATCCCCAGGCCTCCGGTGGCCTCCGCCCGCCGCTTTGCCAGTAGTGGTTCGGGTACTGGTGAATCGCTTGCAGCCGCTGGTCGGGCCATGTGATGACCAGTTCCGCGTGGCCGATCGCGACCTGGGGGCAGACCGCCAGAGTGTTGCCACACTCTCGCCACTGAGCCCAGAATTGCATATCGGGGTCGACTCTTGCCCGCTTGCCTTCCGGCAAGTCTTCCCAGCCGCCGTCCTCGTTCGGGATGCCAAGGAACCAAGGCTTCGGCAGGCGACGAAGGGCCGAGCAGCGGATCACCGTCAGGCCGAAGTGGGCGCTGTCGGCAGGCTGGACGGGCTGCTCCCACCAATCGTTCGGCAGCGTGACGGTGCCACAGTTGCCTGCCATGCCCTTGGGCGTGAACAGGAGCCGCTGGTCGTCTCGCTTCGTCTGGAGCGGAGCCACAGCGTCGTAGCCCGAGATCAGGGCTGCGGAGACGAGCCGCGATACGCAGTCCGGTTCGTACACGGAATCGTAGTCCATCGTGATGATGAACTGATTTCCAGTCTCTTCGCGGCACTGCTCCGAGAGCAGACGGTAAATCGTCTGATCCCAGAAGGCCCCCGTACCCTTGGTGATCGGGATGCCAAATTGAGAGAACGCCTGCACTGAACAGTAGAAGTTATCCATGAAGCCCAACCGTGGCGCGCTGATCACGCCAACGATCTTGACTTCATGCTCTACGTTGCCAACAACAACTCGCATCCCAAGCCTCTGTGTGTAAAGAGAGACGGCTTGGGCATCCTTGCCCGACTAAAACCCTCCGTGGTCGAAGCCGTCCTTGGCCCCGCCTGAGATTTGTCTCAGCCGCTGACGTAGTTGCTGACGCCGGCGCTGGTCGCGTCGTAGGGCTCGTCCTCGACCTTGCCGAGGCGGGCCACCGAAGCGACCGTGGCGGGCTTGGCAGGGTTGCCAACGACCGTCAGGTAACGCTTCTTGCCCCGCATGTCCACGTTCAGCCGGCAGACGTGATTGCCGGTCGTCCGTCCGGCGACCGGAGTCACCGTCAGGCCGGGAACGTCCTGCTGGCCCGAGCCGCTGGTGTCGCTGTGTTGCACCTTGAGGCTCGTCGCGTACGCCGACGAGGTCGCCGTAAACGTCGAGTAGCAGACGTCGACGGAGACGTAGTCAGCGCCGTAGGTGTCGATCTCATGGCTGAACGAGCCGCCGTCCACTGCGACGCTGGCGATCTTGACAACCGTCTTGGTGGCTTCGAGATGATTCACTGTTGAGATTCTCCAGTCAGGGGTTCAGGGGATGGGTTTTGTTACTGTGTCCGCACAACTCAGGTGGCAGCAGTCCGAAGAGCCACGATCGGCCCGGCCTTGACGGAGTCGCCGCAGTCGTGCGTAACGCAATCGAACCTCGTCGTGGCGACCATCAAAGTAGCGTCCTGTTCCAGGTAGCGGTCTTCGCTGGTCTTGATCGTCACGCCACGCCGAGTCGCGTAGATGCTCGACAGCGACAGGTCGCCGTAGAGCAACTTGACCACGCTGGGGTCGGCGTCGACCTTGCTCGACATGGTGTGAACGAAGACCACCGGCGAACCGAGCAGACGAAGTTCGGTCGGAGCCGCGAGGGTCGCAGCGGTGTTGCCACCGGAGAGGCCCACGTTGTTCACCAGACCGAGCCGCTGAACGCTCGCGGCGAACACGGCGGGATTCACGAACCATCGAGCATTGGCCCTCGCGTACAGCGGCAGCCGGCCCGCAGCGGCGATGAGGTCATCGACGTCGAGGGTCAGGGCCGAAGTGTTGCCCGTGGCGGCCGTCACGATGCTGGCGTTGTGGGTGCCGTCGGCAATCTTCGTGCAGACGCCGATCATTCCGCCGTGATCGCCAATCCCCGTGCCAACAAACCCGACGGCGTCGACGAGTTCCGCGATGCTGCGGCTCACCTCACCTGTCAGATAATCGGCAAGCCCAATGACAGAGTCTTCGAGCAACTCCGAAGAAATCCGATTGGCACAGGCAGCCTTCTTGCAGACCAACTGCACCCGATCCCAGGCCGCGTCGCTTTCTCCCACCTGAGTATTTTCCCCGACAAAATAGGCCTGGAGGCCGCCAACCCGCCGAGGAATGATGAGGGTGTCCGACTTCATCTGGATGTTACGAGCGTTGGCAGGAAAGGCACCGTACTGCTCGACCAGGACGATGATCTCGTTGAGAATCTCATCCTGCAAAAAGATGCCGCCCTTCGAGTTGACGCCCTCGACCTGAGCGCGGGCCTCGATGCCGTGGTCGGCACACCAGCGGGCCGCGTTCTTGTCGCCGAGCAGCGTAGCCCGGTAATACTGACCGGCACGGTAGGCCCGCTCTTCGGCGTTCGGCCCACGGAAGTTCTTCAGCCGGCCAGCGCCGGGAAGGTTGTGGTAAATCGACACGGATCGGGTCTCCTTGGCAGAGGGACGGAAGCCCGCATCACCAGCGGGGGTGGACTTGTCGAGAACGGCCCGAAGTTCGAGTTCCTTCGCGGCGACGCCCTCGTAAAACTTGATCTTGTCGCGGAGTTTCTCGGCGCGAGAGCAGAGGCAACGGAGTTTCTTCTCCTTGTCCTCGTCGGAAACCTCAGCGTCCTCGACCTCCTCGTCCTCGCCGACGGGGGACATCCGCTTCTTGGCCGAGGCCTCCTCGACCTCCTCCTCGTCCTCGTCGTCGCCGGCCGGGTAGTCGCCGCGAGCCTCTTCCTTCTCGTCCTCGGGCATCATCTCGCCGTGGCCCCTCTCGGCAACCATCTCCTCGTCCTGCATGGCGCCCATCTCGGCCAGCACGGCGGCGAGTTCGTCGAGCAGAGACTTGACCTTGGAGTTGCCTTCCATGTTGATTCGCATTCCTTGCTGCGGGTGTGTTGGACGAGCCGCGTGTGCGACTGACAAACTTCACCCTAGCCAAGTCATGCAACCGACTGAAAGTAGCGCGGAAGAAGAAAAAGTTGTGTCACACAACTTTTCCTGGCGGGGCGACGGCTCGCCTCCACGACCGATCGGCAGAGACGACTGACCGTCCCTGGGCTCCGCAGCAGTTGCACCGCAAATAGCGAACCTGTTGAGGCCCCACCTTCTTGGAGGTGCGAGTGGTGAGCCTTCCCGTGACGCACGATGAACACCGATCGCCGGCCTGGGCCATGCTGGCTACGTTCTCCTGGGCTTGGGGAGGTTTCCGAGCAGGACTTCCCCGGCCTTCTGGGCCACTTTGGTCTTCTCGATCTCGATGCCAGTCGTCGCCTCGATGGCGGTTCCGGCGATCGCGGGCAACGACGGAACAACAAACGCGGCGACCAGGGCTCCGGCCGCGTCTACTGCGAGCGTAGCGCCGGCTTTGACGAGCCTCGACAGCGTCGATGTCGGCACCGCGTTGACCACAACCTCGACGCTCTTGGGCGAGTTTTCCTCGGCGATTCGCTTGATCTTGTCGATCTCTCGCCGAGTCATGTCGGACTTGCCCTTAGCCGGGCTGATCGTGACCTTCGACTTGGTCATCCGGACGCTGAAAGACTTGGAGCCGTCCTCGCCCTTGATCTGAATGGTCACCGCACTCTTGCCGTCAGCCTCGGCGACGGACTTCGGGCTGCCGCCGAGCCCCTTGACGAGCGATGCGACCTTCTCGTCGCTGCTGCCGATCTCCTTGATCGCCTTGCCGGCCCGCGTTGGTCGCATCCGGTTGTCGTACAGGCCCTTGACCGCACCGACGGCGGCACCGGTGGCCGCGCCGGCGGCGACTGCGGGAGGGAAGCCGCCGGTCTTGCCGACTGCCCCGGCCGCGCCGATTACGGCCCCCTTGGCCGCGCCAGTGGCGACGTCAGCCACAGCCTGACCCGAACAGGTGTTGCCCTTCTGGAATCCACCGGAGCCGGTACCGCAGTTGCGTCGCTCGGCTTTGGCGAATCCCGGCCACGAATCGAGGTCGACGCCCAGGTGCGAGCGGCAAACGAAATCGATGAATTCCAGGTAGTCTCGGCCTTCGCCTCGCTTCTTCGCGCGGCGGTGCTTGTCGAGGAAGTCGCGGAATCGCTTGTAGCCGAGCGAGTCCTTCTTGCTGAAGTCCAGTTTCAAGTCCATGCCGTCGCCGTTCTTTGACCACCACCGCTCGCCGGCCTTCGTCGAGAGAATCTGCTGGAGGGTCACCTCGCCGGAGGCTCGGACTCTCGACGCCTCGGTGGCGGGCAGAAGGTTCTGATTGCTCGCTGCGAGCGCCTCTATGAACTTGGCCGCCGCCAGTTCGTTGACCTTTCCGTCGAAGCCAAACCGGCCCCACAGACGGTATCCCGCGAAGATTGAATCGTCAGGGCTGCCGGCGGCGGAGGTCTTGGCGATCTTGATGCCCGCATCATCCGCAGCGGCGAGTGACTCAAGCATCTGACCAATCAGGGCCGCGCTGACGCGTCGCTCGGTGGGTGACATTCCCGCTCCGGACTCCGCTTTCTCTACTTGAATCTGATCTCTGACCTTCTGGTCAACCTGGAAATAGTCGTAGTAGACGTAGGGCTCCTGGCCCTCGAACTCTCTCAGCGACACTTCGGTGGTGGCTTGGCCGCCGCCGGTTCCTTCGACCGGAGAGTAGGACGAAATCCGAACTCTGCGGAACCTTTTGTCTCCGCTCGATGTCCACCTCACGCTGTCGTTTGGCTCGATGTCGACCTCTGCGCCCTTCGCGGTCGCGGCGCCGACAGTCAGGAGATGCGAGATGCCGCTGATGCCCATGTCGGATGCGATCGACCTCGCGAGCCCTGGGTTGCTGACCTTGAGTGATGAGGCGCCGCCGGCGGGGCGATCCCACATCTCGGTGCCGCTGAAACTCGGAGGAAACCCTGCTCGCTCGTACGGTGCGCCGCTGCTGCTTTCTTCGCCGCCTCCCGCCGCGCCGCCGCCGCAGTCGTTGCCCGGCCCGAATAGACCGCCGGCTTGGCGGTCGTCGTCTCCGCAGTCCGAGAACGACAGAGTCAACTGCCGGTCGCGGGCCTCAAGAAACGCCCGGAGCGAAGCGATCCTGATCTCGACGCTCATCGTCTCGCTTCCAGGAAGGCGCGAAGTTCGGCGGCCGTCTCGGAGAAAGACCGCTCGCCTCGCTTCTTCTTCTGGGCCTTGATCTCATCTTCGGCCTGACGGTACGCGTCGGAGCCGTCGCTGCCGGCTGGGAACTCGTACTTCTTCGTCTTCGTGCCGTCGGGATGCTGCCCCTGGACGTAGCCGCCCTTGCTGCTGTCGCCGACTTGCTTCGCCGTCCACGGGTAGGCGTCGCCCTTACTCCAGGTCTGCACCCCGGAGCCGTCGTCAGACTTGCCGCCAGACTTGCCGCCGCGAGCCAGTTGATCCGTCCTCGCCTTGTCGATGAACTCCTGGGCTTTCTTGTCGTTGCCCTTCTTCCACTCCATGTAGGGAGGCTTCTTCTTGCCCTCGCCGGAGACCTTGGTCGGCTCGTCGGCGGTCTTTCTCGGCTTCCGCCCGAGAATGTCCTCGCCCACTGCGGTCTTGCGACCAAGAAAATCCTCATCGCCGGAGGGCTTGGGCGTGTACTCGTCTCCAGACTTCTTCGCCTTCGACGAAGCAGCCAAGTAGTCGGTCGCCTTCTTGCCCTCGAACGACGACGACTTCTTCGGCGACGACGTCAAGCGATCGTAGTTGGATGGGCTCTTCTTGCCCTCGCCTGCGGCCTTGTCGTTGCCCTCGCCTTCGTCCTCCTGGCACTTGTTGCCAGAGCCGAACTTGCCGTCCTCGCCTCGGCCGCAGTCGCGTCGCTCGGCAAGAAAAGCCTCCGTCGCGATCCTGGCCCGCAGGGCGTCGGCCCTCGCTTCAAGAGACTTGAGCCGCTCCTGTCGCTGGCGACGCGGCTTCATCGGCTTGCCGGCGAACTGCTCGTAACTCCGCTTCGCGACCGACACGCTGGAGTCGCTGTATGCCGGGTAGGTCACGGGGCCGCAGTCCAGGATCGACTTCACCTTCGTCACGATTCTTCGAGACTGGCCGTTCTCGGTCGTCCACCGCTCGCCGCCCTCGCTGACGACGAAAGAGAAACTTGACCCCTTGAGGTCGCCTCTGGCGATCAATTCTTCGAGATCACTGCGAGTCTCGGGGAGCAGGCACTCGTACCGCAGCCCCTTGTCGTCGACGACCATTCGCATCGTCGTCGGAAACCGACCCAGGAGGTGATTCGGGTCGTGGTTGAAGAGACAGCGAGTCTCCAGCGGCTTGCCGTCGGCGTCCTGGCGGTTCGTCACGATCTCGAACGCGCCTGGGTCAATCTGCTCGACGAAATCCCCCAAGAGCAAACTATCGCTGTGGAAGCGGGCCGCGTAGCCGACAATGTAGGTGCGAGGCTTTCCGGTCTCAGGGTCGGCCCGCTTCTCGATGCGAAGCAGTTCCGGATCGAGCCGCTCCGTGCTGCTGAAGTTGCCGATGTATCGCCGCTCGACTCCCGGCTGGGCCAGTGGAGCCCGACGCTGCTCTTCGCTGCCGTCGCTGAAGTAGTCCTCGATCACTTTGCGTAACTCCTCGGCTAAGGGCTGTCGCTGCTCGTCGCTCTCCAGACGCTGGAGGCACTCGTCCTTGGGGGTGTCGACGTGGACGTACTGCACTGGGACGTCGGACAACTGCGACTTCATGTCGTCGCTGACCTTGGTCGTGATGATCCAGGTCTTGTCGACCTCCGGCTTCTGCATCGCCTTCTTCAGGATAAGGGTTCGGATGTCCAGACAATAAGAGACGAGATGACCGTTCGGCTGGTACATCGGCCGACCTGAGACCGCTGCCATGATCGAGTCGTAGTCGAACACGACGTCGTTCTCGCCCAGGTGCTTGGCGACGTAGTCCTTCTTGCCGCTGCACGGGGCTCCGTGGACGACGTAGACCTTCGGCCGGATGCCGTGCGTCGAGCCGTAGGGCCGCAGGCCTCGCTGGCTCTTCTCGTCCGCCGCGTTCATCTGGGCGACGACCTTCTTGGCCCACGACCAGCCAGCATCGGAGCCCCACATAGCCCACGCAATTCGCGAGTTGGACGGGAAGCCATCCTCGCCAGGGCTCCAGCCAGGCGCGGACTTGTTCTTCTGGTGACGATCGAAGAATGCCTTCATGCGACGAACTGTCGAGGGCGAGACTTCGACGCCGTTCGCCAAGTCTCTGGCCCTCGCGATGCCGACGGCTGTGCCGCCTCGGCCGAACTCGCGACGCCACGCGAGAGACTTCTCAGCCTCGTTGCGGGCGCCTTGGGGGGGCTTGAAGTTGATGTGCTTATACTTCTCCGGAATCGACATCCTTGTCGTCCTCCTCTTTCTCTTGCGGCGGCTGCTTCTTGAGAAGCGAGTAGAGAGACTTCCCGCCCAGTAGCCTCAGGGCTTCTTCGGCGCGAG